TGATAGTAGGATTATACTTTTCAAAAGTAGCTGAATCTGTAGTATCTGCCTCTTTACCAAAACTCCAAACATCAGAATTACTAGGATATTCAGCGAGAGTTGTAAATGTACAATTGATTGCATCTGAACCACAAGTAGATACAATTTTAGGAGACCATCCTTGATTTCTTAAATTATAAAAATGTTCATCAGAAAGAGTTGTAGGTCTGAAATCATCAGCTAAACCATCATCTATTCCCCACACATCTCTTATTTTTAGAGTAAGAGTTGACTGAGTAACTGCCTCAGTTACTCTATTATAAGTTAGTAATATAGGGTCATCTATATCAGCAGAAACCAGTACAACATTATTATTAATAGTTGTAACCTGTATATCTGAATTAGCAAGTCCTGTTATTGTTATAGGATTGCCACTATTAAGATATTCAGTAGTAGGAGATACATTTAATAAATTAATAAACCAAAGTTTATTAAAAGATCGTATAATACCTACCACTTTAGATGTATCACCATCAGGACTATTCCAATGATGTAGGCTTTGTCTCGATCCCGCCAATACAGTTTCAGTAAGTCCCGTAGCTTTCTTTACATAGTTAGTTTCATAATCTACTCCTAATCTACGCAAACGTCTACCCGTCCGTTCTAGGACAAAGTTGTCTTCATCTACAGAGGCACTTTCTGGAAAGGTTAAAGCAGTCGCTTCAGTAATTAACCCTCTGACAAAGTTATTATGTTGTTTCTCTGAACTAGCCTTTGCCATGACTACTTATCTATTTCCAATCCTTTTACTGCTTCTTTTTTAGCTCTCCACATATTAAATGCTTTCTTAGCCATATCTTCTGCCGTAAATAATCCCTGTAATTCTTGGGGAATTTCTCCACCACTATTCCATTTAAAAGCTAGTAAAGGCGATTTAGGATCTACGCCCAAGTGAAGTTCTTTTCCTGCTGCTGTTGTGTACATTAACATTAGTATTTTTTCCCCTTTCTTCCAAAACCTGCGAAGTCAATTCCATTACTTACTCTGAATGCCTCTTGAGACATTCTTCTTCTTTGTATTACTGATTGTTGCGCTGCAATTGGATTCTCACTTTGTTTCAATATTACAAAACTTGCAGTCTTTGCATCCGCTAAAAGATAGCTAAATGCTTGTGATGGTAAATCAGGAGTAAAAGTATTAGTAGCAGACCATGTAGGCTGTACTTTACCAAAACATTGTGATTTACTTTGTTGCATATTAGTAGTATCTATAGCTGAATCATAAGAATCAAAGATTAAATACTCATCATCAAATGATGTATAAAAAGTAGCAGCAGCATCATTATTAATATTTAGAGAAACTCCAGTAGCATCTACAACAACATCTACAGTTGCATCATCGCTTTTCCTTACTGCTATTAAATCTACAAATTCTTTAGGAGTTTTATATTTTATATCTATATATTTATCAAATGTATCTGCTGCTGTCTTAGTATTATATTTAACCCATTCAATGTCAATAGCATTATCTGGTATTTTCATGTGAGTAGGTCTAGCAGCAGTAGCAGCCTCTAGTCGGATAAACTTTTTTAATTGAGGCCAATCTTTCCCATCAATTAGATTATAGTATGATGTTTTTATTATTTGAGCTACTTGTGTACTTTCTACAGTATCAGAAATATCTGATACATTATCTGAATCTAAATCAGATAATATGTCCTGTGTTAGTTCTAGTAACGTCATTGAAGGCATTAGGCTGTCCTACGAAGAATAACAGTTATAGTACAAGCGGTAGCAGTTGTGTTACTTCCTGTAACCACAAAATTTACTGCTTGATTTGCTGTTAAAGTATTAGCACCACTTGGGGATACTGTGTCTACATCACCCGCAGCACTACCTGATTGAGTAATAGTTATAACACCACTTGTTACTGCCGTTGTTCCTATTCTAGCTGTTATTGTGCAATCAGCAGTAGCAAAAGCATTATCAATTACACTTGTAATACTAGTAATTGTTCCTGCATAAGGAGTAGCTAGATAGTAAGTTTGATCTGCCACAATATCTGGAATAGTTACATTAAGAGCAAACTCTTGGAATTTCCACAATCCTGCCCCTGAATTAGCATGAAGGGTCTGATTTGTAGTAGCTGCCGACACACCTTTAGTTTCATGTAGCTCTGCATTAGTAATATTTTTATGTTCTATTGTCATAAGTTTTAGACTTTATTAAGAAAAAAGGGAGGGCTTTTATACCCTCCCTTTAATTTACATCAATGAATATTATTCATTCCCATTAAGCAGCAGGAACGTCTAAGTATTCAACAATGATTTGCGCTCTACCTGCGGTAAATGTACCTGTAGCTACGACTTGTAGTTGACCTACTGCATCTAGTTTGCCCATAACAGCATTACCAGAATTAGTACCGCCATGAGTAGAAGATTTCAATGCAGCAATAACTTCACTGCCATCAATTTCTGCTAGTACAAGAGCATCCCACAGTTTATCTTCGCCTGTGCCGATAGCCGTAGCATCAGTTTCAACGAAATCAATATCATAGCTTGTGCCACCTGCGAAAGCAGTAATAACTTGAAAATATGCTTCAGTTATATATGTATTTGCAGGTAAACGCAATACCATTTTATTGGTAGTGTCACTTACAGGAAGATCACTATAGTCAAAAGTCCATACCGCTTTTTTGGTTGGCCCTTGAGAAGGAATTACACCGCCAAACTTCTTGTCGGTACTCCTTGGCCCATAATGATTTTCTACGTTTCTAATTAAATTTGTCTCGAATCCCATAATAATCTCCTTTTAGTAGTTAGTAGGGTGAGTAGCAATAGCGATCAAAGTATCTGTTCGCTGAACACCTAACCCAAAACGTGAAGTTACTTGGAAATTATCACCGCGATTATTTGGATCGCGCCAACCTTCTGTACGTGGTTGTCTGCGCCATGCGTGCATAACTGGCTTGCAGTTATCATCTGCAACACACATTGCAATATTCATAACATCCCCAATTTCAGCAGTATCATTTGCTAGATTGTAACTAGAAGCATTTAGTGCTTCAGTAGCAGTCTTTACTGGTAGGAAGTTACTTGTCCAAATATCAAACCCGAATATATTTTTAACAAACTTATGTTCCTTAGAAAAACCTTCAGTAATAATACCTTCAAAATGAGGGTTATTACTTACGTTTGTCAAGTTACTAAGACTGTTAAAAGTTGCTTCTACAACTGGATCAACAATCATAATACGACCATTGGCAGGAACTCCTGCTTTATCCATAGATAGTTTAGCAGCGATAATGTCATCCATCGTCATTACGCGAGTAGATGCTGATGCACCACCTGCAACCCAACGATGAGGCTGTCCATTAACCAAATTAATATCAGCATTGGTTTGTCCAGTTCCACTTTCACTACCTGCTACCGCCAAGAAACGAGTTTCATGGTTTACTGCTAATGCCCTAGTAGATTCTACTGCTCGCATACTCATAAGAGCTTCTACTTGCGCCCCATCTTCCCTAAGTTCATCAGATACACGCCAAGCATCAGCTTTGTAATCTGTGATTGAGAGAGTAAGGGTATTGTTATCGATTGCATTGAAATCAAGTGGTGTATCTTCTGCACCATCTTGGATCGTTACAGTACCGATTGTTTTAATGTTTAAAGTCGTTCCACTCCCGAAATCCGTCACATCACGCCACAATCCGTCAGGAAGGGCAAATGTTTGTAGATTATCAAGAATAAACTGACTATACTGTTCTGCTTCAATAAAAGCAGATGAGTTACTTGTCAATTGAGACATAAAATATTTCCTTTAAGTTAATTATAAACCAAGATTCTTTCTAGCTTTTTCTCCTGCAATTGCCCAAGCTGTCTTAACATCTTTAGTATCAAAACTTTTTACTTTAGAATTAAGATCTCCTGTAGGTTCTGCTTGATACGCTTGTGTATTAACAGACCCCATAGTAGGAGAAACATCAGTTTGTTTCTGTTCAAATCCTGCCATTTTAAAAACAGCAGTAGGTGAATTGGCAGCAATTATATTCAAATCAGCTACAGTAAGACCAGAATCTTTGGCAAGTTTGTTATAAACTTCCTCGCCTTTAGTACCATATTGCTTTATAAATCTTTGCGCTACGGTGCTATTATTCTGAGCCTTTACTTTACTTTGCTCTATTTTGGTTAACTCTTGATTAACCATCGTAGAAATGTGTTCTTGATTTACTTCTGCTCTAGGAGTTGTCTCCCCTGTTGCTTGGGTAGATCTCAATTCATCGACAAGTTCTCTAGTTGTTCTCTGTCCTTCCAATGTTTGCTTTAATGAAGCGTTTTCTGCTTCAATAGTTGCAATATGATTCTGGGCAGGTTCTATAGAAGCATAAGCTGCTTCAACTGTTGAGTACTTCTTCCCTTCCCCTACTATACCCTGCAATTCAGTCGGAATTACTGGTGTGGTTGGAGTATCTAATACTGGTGCTTCTGCTACTTTCTCTTCAGGTTTGTCACCTTCAAATATTGTTTCTTCGCTCACTTTTAGTTCCCTTTGTCAGGTAAAAAATTAAGTAACCTTTCAATGCGTTTTAAATCGCCTAATAGAAAGGATTGTTGTTCCGCCCATGATGGACTTGAAAAACTTTCTTCGGAGATCATCTTTCGATAAGAGGTGGCTTTTTCTTCTTCTAAATATTTTCTTAGGATATTTACCACATCCTGCTTCGACATCTTTCCCCATTCTTCTTTATCTACACGTAAAAACTTATTCATAAATTATATTTAAAGTAATAGTTATATAAAGCTACGTTTTTATGTACTCTACTATTATAACACGAAACAGCTTAAAAGTCAAGTTATTTCTTAATTATTTAATCAATCATCTCTTCTTCTAAAGGAATTGATTGTTCATTTTGTAATTGAACTTCTGCTTGTTGTGCTGCCCCTTGTGTTTCTTTTTGCTCTTGTATAGCTATATTAGGGCTAATTAACTGGAATTTCTGAAGACCCATTGCTTCTTCTAACATCTTAGCCAAGGCTATAGAAGACACATGGGGAGCTATTACTCCCGCTACTGGGCCATTAAAGATTCCCATAACATTCTGAATTAATTGATTTCTTGATGCAAAATGTCTTGCCCCCATAGGGATTAACTTACCCTTTGCAGTTATGTCTGTCTTCTCAATATCCATAAATTCAACTACACCAATATCCTCATCCATGACACGAATAAGATCTGATGTATCTAAATTTCTCCTAGAAACCTCAAGCATTTTATTTAAAGCTTTTTCTAAGAATCTACGTTCAAATTTATTTGTTTTGTTAAGGAAGATTCGTTGTGCTGCATTATCTAGTTTTTCTACTTCAAAAGCTGTCTTTTCACCTGCGGTTCTAATTCCTAAAGCATTCTTAGGGCTACCTGCCAGTTCTTCCATAGTACCCATCAATCCACCAATCTCATTATTAGTTGCTAAAGCTTGTGGATTAAGGTTAAGCATTTGTACAGCACCATCTTCAGGTAGATGTACAATGCCTTTAGGCTGCCATGAGAAAGGTTCTACTGCTCCTTTAAGAGCTATCATAGGAAATACACTTAAATCAAACGCATCTGCTTTAAGATTTTCTAGATGATCTAATCTATATTGCAATCCTACTAAATTATCTAGAGGCCCCATTGCCCAGAGGTTATCTGGACGTTCCCGCCATCCAACATGAACCATGTCATCTCTACCCATCCAACTAGGATTTTCAATACTACGTAGGGTAAATTGTCGATCAATAACTGTAATGATTACATTTTCTTTTAATTCATTTTTATCTTGATCGAATAGATCTCCTTTAAACTCAAGAATTTCTACAAGTCCTGATTGTAAATATTCAGATAAAGAACCAAATCCATCAAAAGCTATTCCTTCTGCTTTATTAATTTCTTCTATACTAAAAGAACTTAACGCATTATTTCTACGATCCATAGCTTTATTTAGTACCGCTTCATTATATTGAAGATCTGGTCTTGTTCTAATTTCTTTCTTTAGTTCTCCTATATTTTTGAGTGTCCTAACAATCTTTGGGGATGCCTCAAAGCTAGAGGCAGCAGGATTAAACACAATGTCATAAGGAGACACACGCATAAGCTTTGGGC